AAGCTTAGTCCTATAACAGAAACTATAGCTACTGCAGCTGTAAGAAGTGCTACCATTCCCATATCAGAATTTTCACCATATAATGATTTAACTGCAAATAATAATCCGGCAAGAGCCAAACCAATAACGCCAATCATTACCGAAATAGATATAATTAATTTAGAGAAAGAAGTCATATTCTTTGAAGATTTACCGAATTCTCGATTCATTAATACTGCAAATAAACCTATTACAAGTATCACTGAACTAATAGATGCTATGATAAGTCCTATCTCTTCAGTATTAAGTAAACCGCCTTCTTTCTTAAGATAACTACATAACCACATTATTCCAGCAATAACTCCGCCTATTGAAAGTATAATAGGCACAAGTTGCTTAGCTTTTAGTCTAGCAGTAGCAGCAATTATTGTAGCTAAAGCTCTAAATATTGTCTGAATACCTCGAGCTATAACAAATACTATAGCAGCAACTAACCCTACTGCTAAAATAGTATTTCCATTTAAATTCATATTTGTAAATGTTTCAATTAATGGAACAACAACCGTTTGTAATATCTTTGCAAATAATATAAATACAAGACCACTTGATATCTTATTTAAGAAACCACCAGTACTTCTACTCATAAGAGCCAATGTGCCAGCAATAGTAAACATACCAGCTGCTATAATAATTAAAGCAGCTATATAATCCCAGAAACCATATGCACTTTCGATTAATGTTTCTAATGTAGGTATTAATACACCACGAACTACAAGTGCGATCGATGCAATTACAACTGCTAAAGCTAAAGCAGATAAAAGACCTTGTTTATATTTTGCATTTTCGCTAACTATAGAAAGATTTCCAAATAATCTTGTTATTAAAGCCATAGCAGCAAACATAACTACAACAGCTACTATAGCGCCTGTAACTCTTCCAAAAGTAGCTTTATCATCACTAAATAAGTCTACCAATCCGCTTATAGCTTTTACCATCATTGCTACACCAATACCCAAACCAGCAATAGCAAGTGCCATTTCCATGAATACAGTAGCTCCACCGAAACCTCTTATTATTCTTAATATTCCCCAAATACTAGCGATAGTTGCTAATATTGGAGCTATTAATTTAAGAATTCCAATAATAATTCCGAATACAGTAGCGTCTTTCTTTCTTGTCTGTTCATTACCATTTTCATCAATATATTTTTCTTCAGTTCCAAATAAACTACCTAAAGCAGAATTTAATTTACTTATAGCAAATATAAAGATACCAACAACAGCAACAATGCCTATCATTGCAAATCCAAGACCCATAAGACCCCATCTTGAACGATCTGCAACTAGTGTTATTGCAAATAAAGCAACTAAAGCTACACCTAAAGCAGCTGCAAATTCGATCAGCAATTGATTAAATGTAGCCATATTTTCTTCTGGTAAGAAACTAAGAGCTGTAGCTGCACCAGCTAAAATGGCAAATGAAAGAGCCAACTTCATAATACCACTTGCAATTTCATTAACTGCTTTAGCTCCGAGCCATCTACTCAAACTCTTTAAAGCTTTAGCGCCATTTCTAAATACTCTGAGTAATCCGCCAGCGCCAAATACTTTATTAATAGTACCAACAAACTTAAGTAAACCAAGTGATGTAAATGTACTAATTATCTGTTTAATAGTACCCAAGAATCCCTTAAGATCACCAGTTCTCCACTGTTCGCCAAGAGTATGTAATGAAGCTCCAAGACCTTCTATAAGTGTACCAAGTATAGGTCTGATGACATTTGTATATAACCATTTAATACCAACTGCTATATCAGCAATAATATCTCTTAAAGTTTGTAATCCTTTAGACATTTTGCCATTAGCAACAGTTTCATCAAGTCCAAATATTGCTGCAATAGTAACACCAATCTTAGTAATAAGTGTATCAAGCATATCTGTAAGCATCATTAATAATGCGGGAAGACCCTTTTGATCACTATATGCATTAAATACATCTTTGAAACTATTTACACTAAACCAAGCATCATGCGCTCTCTTAGCAACATCTTTAAATTTCTCAGCAAGTCCTCCAAAGAAACCTCCAGTACCAGAAGACATTTGTTTAATTTCTTCAACTATAGATTTTACAGTTCTATAAATAAAACCTAATACAGGTCCAACAATTTTCCATAATATACCAAATATTGTCTTTATAAGATACCATATACCTTCAAGAGTATCCTTTATAGCAGAACCGACAATTTCCATTGCTTCAAAAATGTCGAGTCCTTCTTCTAAATTATACATTCTATCGCCAATTTCGGCGAACAATTCTAATATCTTTCCAAATGTTTCTGTTATAGCAGTATATATTACAGATATAATTGGCTTAAGAGTTGCATTATAGAAACCTAATGCTGCTTTACCAATTAACTTAATAAAAGCAACAATACCTCTAAGAACTCTAGCTATGTTAACTATAGTTTCCTGACTAGGTACTATCTTAGCAGTAAGATTTGCAAATCCATATGCTAATTTATTTAATATACTTATAAAAGTTTCGCCGGAAGGTAAAAATGCTTGTATTACAGAATGAACTATTTTTCTCAAAGCTGCAATTGGTGCAAATAGATTCTTAACGCCTTTAGCCAAATTTACATAGAATGGTGAAGGACCTTCATGATCTTTACCACCAGCAAGATCTTGCATCATTAAAAAGAATTTAAAACCAGAAACTCTTAATTTCTCAGACCAAGTAAGAAGTTTTTCTCCAGTTTCTCCTGATGTAAATAATGAATCCCAACCATCACGGAAATTCATTATAACGGACTTAAGACCTGAACCGAAACCATAAATACCTTGCATAAATATCTTTCGGCCATCTCTAAATGTTCCATTTTCAATCTGATCATTGAGTTTGTCTATTTCTGCTTCAAGAATTCTTATTTGTTCTGCTTCTTCTTCTCCAAAATTGGCCGTATTCTGAAGTTTCATTATCTCAGCTTCATACTCTTTAACCATTTTCTCAAGAGTAGATTTACCGCCGGTTCTCCAATGACCAATTATGTTTTCTTCAAGATCCCATAAACGATTTACAAATAGTTCATATAATGTATTAGCTAAGTCTGTCCAAATTTCCTTAGCCTGATCATAATCACCAAATATATCCTGATAAATCTGAACCCAAACTGTAGAAGCAGCATCTTTAGCAGATTCAATAGCTTCAACAAATGTTTTAGCTTCGAAGGACTTTTCAAATGCTTTTAAACCAAACTCGGCTACATATTTTTCCCAATCTTGAAGAGCTCTTCTAGCATCTTCTTCTGTTCCTTGGAATATCTCCGAATATTCTTTTAAATATTCGGCATACATCTCAGGAACTTTTGCAGCTTCTTCGTCTGATATTATTTTATTTCCTTTTTCATCAAGATCATTTATATGGTTAACTACTTTAGCAACTTGTTTCCATTTAGTTAATACCTTTGTAATCTGATCTGAGGTTAATTGTAAGCCTTCTTTATCATCATTAGCGAATTTTTTAATAAGTTCGTTATTAGATTTCTTTATTTCTCTTACTGCTTCTGCAGTTGTATTGATAGCTACGTACTCATTATTACTATCAAAGTAATATCCATTTTCATATACATCTCTGATATCATCTACAGCTTCAGAATACTTACTGTAAACTTCCATCATTACTTCGGTTGTAAACCAAGCACCTTCTGTTAATTTATCAGAGAATTCTCTTATGTTAAACGACAAGGAACCTGCTTTTTTACCAACTAATGTAGTATAGGTTCCATCTAAATTATCTTTAAGAGTTCCAACAGCTATAGCAGCTTCTATAGCATTCTTTCTGAACTCTTGTGTATCCATGTTAAGGTTCTGGATTGATTTCCAGTCAACCAATCTCATCTGTCCTGCACCAAGAGCCTGTGATAACTGGTACATTGCTCTAGATGCTTCATTTGCATTCTTACCTGAAAGTGCAGCCCATTCTGCAATACCCATCATTGCCGTAGTTGCATTTTCCAAACTTTGACCCGATGCTGTAAACTTACCAATTTCACCAACCATATCAGTGAATTTGAATGAAGTTTCATCTGTAAAGTACATTAATCGTTCAAGCTGTTCATTAATCTGCTTCAGCCCATAACCCTGACCAGTCAGAGTTGCAACTGAAGTAGTCATGTCAGCATATTTATTCCAACCAGCTTGTAACTGTCCTACAGTATTCTCCTGAATGAAGTTAACAAGTTTATTAGCAATGTTGTCCTTAATTTTGTCAATTGTTCTATCTACTATTGTATATGCCTTATCTGCAACCTTTTGTACATTATCGGCAATAGTATTCATTGCATTATTATCGACAACATCCTTGAAAGAGAGCTTTTCACGCAACTTGTCTAAGGTGCTCATCGTCTTCTTTGTATTTTGATCGAAGTCCGTAGCATCGAATTTCATTTGCACGACTCTTTCATCTATATCGACCATGCGAGTTTCCTCCTTTCACGATAATACTGTTTTAGTTGTGTGATACTTCTTGCCAAGCTTCCTCGGCTATTTTATTAAATATGGGAGCTAATGCCGGATTAATATAATCAACACCTTCAATCCAGTGTCCATCAACTGTAGCATGTCCCAATTGTATATATAAAGCTACATTAAACCATTCTTCTGAAAGATTCTGGTTCGCCCATATTATTTTGTATACTCCATTTTTGTCTTTCTCAATTTCATAATACCATGATTCGGCAGTAACGCCAGTAGAGACGGGAGTGCTATTCTTTAAAGCCTCTACTCCGTGTTTGCCATATTTATGTAATATAGTACGTACACGATGATCACCAGACGTTGTGATTCGTTTTAACCAATTAGCTGTCTTATCCCATTTGCCTCTACTGACGAACTTTATCATAGTATTATCCTTTCGTTTTGCCGAGCTGTTTTAGCCGCTGCTCATTAAGGTTTTTATACTTTTCAGCTGTTTCTTTATATGTTGCGGGTTTCTTCTTCTTATCATCTGGAGTATTATCATAGTTAATAATCTCTATAATTCGAAGAACTCTATTAATATTCCACTTTTCAGCAATATTCCATGGTACTTGTTGTTCTGCTAATATTGCATAAATACGATCTGCAGTAAACAATGGCGATGCTCTCTTTTTCTT